CTCCAATAGGCACCTGCGTTTTAACAACAATTGATATAAATTATGCTCCAAATGGTTTTTCAGCATATGAAGTTCCAGGTGAAATAGTTGCATCTCGTGGTCGAACAGGTATGCCTACAGCAATTAACTTAACATTACAATTTCAAGAAACAACCTATCTCACTAAAGAAGATTTTAGAGATGATAGAGAAGAAGGTTTTAAGAGATATACATCATAAAATATGGCTAAATTTTTTAATTACTATCCCAAAACATTTTATACCAGTAACACACAATCAGCAGGAGCTGAAACTGTTACTAACATTATTGCTCGATTTGGATTTGAAAAAGAGTTAAAAGAAAACCAATCAGCATATTATAAGTATGTTGTTAAAGACAGTGATACTCCAGAAATTATTGCTGATAAATTTTATGATAATCCAGAAAGACATTGGATGGTATTATTGTTTAATGATATTATAGACCCACAATACGATTGGCCATTACAATATTCACAATTTATTAGTTTTGTAAATCAAAAATATTCTGCTAACGGTGCAGCTAATACAACTGTTCAAACAGGATTAGAGTGGGCACAAGATACAAATAACATAAAAGAATATTTTAAAGTTGTAACACGAACTTCTTCAGACGGAACACAAATCATTGAAAAATTACAAGTTGATGCTAACACATATGCAAATGTAGGATCATCACAAACTTCTTATTCTTTAGCGGACGGAACAACAATTACAGAATCAATATCAACAGAAACAAAAACATGGTACGATTACGAGAATGAGGTAAATGAATCCAAACGAGAGATTAAATTACTTAAAAAAGAATTTATTCCAGAAGTAGAAAAAGAATTTAAACGAGTTATTAAATAATGGATTTAAGTGTTAAAGAATCAAATCAGTTTAAAATAAAAGAACTGACACTGGTTACCAAAGCGGGACCAATAGATATTTCTTCAATTTTTGTTGAAATTAATATATTTGATTCTTTATTGTTACCGGTTATTAATGGAAGTGTTAGTATTATCGATTCAGTTGGCTTGTCAAGTAAATTAATTTTTGATGGTTCTGAAGCAATACTTATTAACATAGCTAAAGATGCTGATTCTGATATTGCAGAATTCAAACGATCATTTAGAATCTACAAACAAACAAATAGACAAAATGAAAATCAATCCACAGAATCATACATTTTACATTTTTGTTCAGATGAATTACTGTTCTCAGACCAACAACGAATAAATCAAAGTTACACTGGCAAATATTCTGATATTGTTGAAAAGATATTGATTAATTATTTGAAAGTAAGAGAAAATAATTTAGGTGGAATATATGAAAATTCTATCGGACTAAGAAAGGTTGTAATACCAAATTTAAGACCATTAGAAGCAATTGAATGGTGTACCAAAAGAGCTGTTGATATAAGAAACTCTCCAAATTTTATGTTTTGGCAAAACTTAGTTGGTTTTAATTTTGCATCATTATCAACACTTCTGACACAAGAAGATATATTACAAATTAGTTTTGGTATTAAAAACAAAAAAGACGGAAACCCATTTAGTGAAATGGGAGGTGCAAGAAGTTTAGAAGTCATTACACAAAATGATTCGTTAGAAAAAACAAGAAGTGGCGTTAATGCTGGAAAGTTTGTAGGTTTTGATCCAGTAACTCGAACATATGCAACACGAAACATTAGTTATGCTGACCATTATACATCAATGGAACATGGTAATGAAGCACCAAACTTCTCATCAATACAAAATAGAGATAAAGCATATAATGACAGAATGTTTGATTCTAAAAAAACATTGAGTATATTTGGAGCACCTAGAAAGTTTAGTAATTATATCAAAACCAATCAACCTGATATGATTACAAACAATCAAGACCAAGAAAATGTAATTTTTCAAAGAACAGCTATACTCAAAAATTTAATGGGCAAAAAGTTAAAACTTGTAATGCCAGGTAACTTTCAATTAACATCTGGTTTTAATGTATCAGTTAGCACCCCATCATTTGGTGTGGATAATGATGAAGAAGATCCAACATTAAGTGGTAAATATTTAATTACAGCCACAAGACATATTATTAGTTTTGATAAACATGAAACCATATTAGAAGTAGCGTCTTCATCAAACAAACAAGAATTTATATTTGAAAGTAATCCTATTCAAAACGAAGCGGTTTTAGATTATTAATATGATAAACGAAGACAAAAAAGAATTTACAGGTAAAAACGGATTCATTTGGTGGGTTGGTACAGTAGAAGACCGAAAAGATCCACTTAAATTGGGCCGTTGTCGAGTGAGATGTGTTGGTTGGCACGCTGATGATAAGATGCGTTTACCTACATCTGATTTACCTTGGGCCATGCCATCTTTACCAACAAACAATCCAAATCCATATGCACCAAAAGAAGGCGATATGGTCTTTGGTTTTTTTGTTGATGGTGAAAATGCACAAGAACCTGTTATCTTGGGCGTTTTACCTGGTATTCCATTACAAGCTGCTAATCGACAAGAACCGTTTGGTGATCCAAGAACAGAAGACGAACTAAATGCTTCTCCTAGAAAACCTGAAGATGTTGTATTAGAAGAATATCCATTTGTAAATAATCATCCAAGAAAACTAGACGAACCAACAACATCTCGTTTAGCAAGAAATGATTCAGATTATATCAGTAATATTAATACAACAAAGGCTCAAAATAAAGCATCCAGAGTAGAACCTGATTCATATTATAACGCACAGTATCCATATAACAATGTCTATGAATCTGAATCTGGACACGCACTAGAATTTGATGATACAAAAGATAATGAAAGAATACATTTATATCACAGAAGTGGTTCATATACAGAATGGGGACCAGTGGGTGATAGAGCTGAAAGAATACAAAGAGATAGATTTAGTGTAACTGTAAGAAATGATAATGTTTACATTCAAGGAACCGCAAACATCTTTGTTGATGGTGATGTAAATTGGAAAATTGGTGGTGACTTTAATCTCACAGTTGGTGGTAAAATGAATGTGAGTGCTGGTTCTAAAACAGAAACAATCAAGGGTGAATCAAACATACGATACAATGGAACACACTATCGTTGGTATGGTTCAGATTTTTATGACAGAAGACAATCGGGTCGGACTGACTTTGCTTGTCCTTCAGATACAAGAACTGGTGGAAATGCTTGTCCAACAGTTGAATCTGCTACCGAAGTCGAATAAATAAACAAATGGCAACCGTAAATATAGATGGAAATAGAACCTTTAAAGACTTGGATTTGAATTTCAATATTCATCCGGTAAGAAAGGATATTAATACGCATAACAATGAGTATGCGATTATCAATTCGGTTAAAAATTTAGTATTAACAAACCACTATGAACGACCATTTCAACCTGAAATTGGTAGTAATATTCGTAAATTACTATTTGAAAATTTAGATGCAGTAACAGCAGCTCGTATTGAAAGAGAAATACAAGAAACCATTGATAATTTTGAACCAAGAGTTAGAACAACTCGGGTAACAGCAGTAGCTGCGCCTGATGAAAATGGATATAAAGTAGAACTAGAGTTTTTTGTAATTAATAACTCTAATCCAATTACAATTAACTTTTTCTTAGAGAGAATTAGATAAACATGGCAGTCGATAGATTAAGAATAACGGAACTTGATTTTGATAGTATCAAGACCAATTTAAAAACATTTCTAAATCAGCAAAGCACTTTTACTGATTATGATTTTGATGGTTCGGGTCTTTCAATACTTTTAGATATATTAGCATATAACACACATTATAATGCTTACTATTTAAACATGGTTGCCAATGAGGCATTTTTAGATACCTCATTATTAAGAGATTCAACCGTATCTCATGCAAAAACTTTAGGTTATATTCCATATTCAACTCGTTCAGCGGCCGCAACAATCAATTTTGAAGCAACATCATCGACAGCAAATACTGGAACATTAACCTTACCATCAGGTTTTTCATTCTTATCTGATCAAATCGACAACAAATCATATAACTTTGTTGTTTTGGATGACACAACTGTAACTAAGGCTAATTCAACATATTTGTTTGAAAATCTTTCATTATATGAGGGTCAATATGTTACCTATATTTTCAATCATAATGAAGCAAATAATCCAAAACAAGTATTTACAATACCCGATTCAAACATCGACACAACAACACTAACTGTTAGTGTTCAACAATCATCATCAAATACAGCATCAGTTGTTTATGAAAAAGTTTCTGAAGTATTAAATATTTCAGCGACTTCAGAAGTTTATTTCTTACAAGAAGATAGAGACGGTAATTATCAAATTTATTTTGGAAATGATGTTGTAGGTAAAGCACTTCCTGACGGAGCTGTTGTTACGATTAATTATATTGTTAC